AAAAAGTTATAAGACGCTAATTTAAAGATTAATTTATAATATGGTTTAATTAAGTAAAAAGATATTATTTTGATATTAATAATACAAATATTAAAGTAAAATTAAATTAGGAAGGTAATTATGAAGAAAGAGTTAGTGTCACTGCAAATTTTGAACGATTTTTTAAGCAAAACAATGCTAAGCGATAATGAAATTGATGTATTAAAACGATATATTAAAGGAGATACTATAGTAAAAATAGCAAATGATACATCACAAGGTACCGCAACAGTATCTAGAATAATAGCAAATTTAAAAACACAATATAATAAATATAAAGAATTAGAACTTGCTAAGTTAATAATATTTCAAAAAAGATAATAATATGGTAATTAAAGCCATATTTTTTTTGTTATTCTTTACTTGAAAGGAGAGTTGAAGTATTTAGTTTAATACACTATTACTATATACAAACCTTTCATTTTTTTATTTAGGAGGTCATTATGTATAACAACCCTTATTTACAATACAATAGTCAATCTGCTTTAGATAGAATTAATAATCAAATGGCAGAACTAGAAAAGATGCGAGAGCAATTACAAAAACCAGTACAACAACCAACTAATTTAACACAGAACTTCCAAATAGCACCTACTAATAGAGAAATAATGAGATATGCTACATCTATTGAAGAAGTGCAAAGAGATATGGTAATAAATGATACACCATATTTTAGTAAAGATATGTCTGTTGTGTGGTTAAAAAATGCTAAAGGTGAAATAAAAACGTATGAATTAACAGAAATAATACCAAAAGATAATAAAGATATACAAATTGAATATTTACAAGCACAAATAGAAGAATTAAGAAAAGAGATGAAAAAGTATGAACCCTATGATGTTATTAATGAACCAATTACAGACGCAATTAAAAGCGAAGAACCCGCAGATGTTTCAACAATTTCAAAGTCTAGTAAAAAGCAAAAACGACCCGAATAAGATATTAACTGATATGACTAAAAAATACACACCAGAGCAGATGCAACAATTCAAACAATTTGTAAATGGCTTTGGTATAACTGATGAACAATTAAGTAAATATGGTATTAATACAAAATAGTATTGATATAAAAAAGAAAGAGAGGTGAATTATGAATAACGGAATACAACCTACTGTTGAATTAGCAACCAATAATGGCAACGGCTTTTACCCATATCCAGTATATCCAATGATGGGTGGTGGTTATGGAAATGGCAACGGCTTCTTTGGGGGAGATGGAATTTGGGTAATTATATTACTAGCGTTGTTATTTGGCTGGGGCAATAACGGAAATGGTAATGGCTTCTTTGGTGGTAATACTTTTGATAATGGTTATGCTTGGTTAAGTAATGGACAAAAAGAAATTATGACTAACACAAACAATGGCTTTGATACATTACATTTAAGTAACCAATTAGAAGGTACTAGAGATGGTATTTATTCATTATCTAACCAGTTATGTAATAGTACAGCAGATATAACAAGTGCAATTAATAGTGGCTTTTATGGGGCAGAAATAAGTGCTAATAATCGTGCAGTAAATCAAATGCAAGATACTTTTGCTTTAAGTAGACAATTTGCAGATTGCTGTTGTGAAAACAGGCTTGGCTTAGCCAACTTGACATCTACTGTAATTAGTGAAAACTGTGCAGATAGAGAAGCGTTAAGTAATGGAATAAGAGATATCATTTCAAGCCAAACTGCATCAACACAACGTATTTTAGACCAATTATGTAATGATAAGATAGATGCTAAGAATGAAAAGATAGCAGATTTACAAAGAGAAATACTTATGAAAGATTTACAAGCAAGTCAAATAGCACAAAACTCATTTATAGCACAAGGCTTTGCTAATGAAGTAGACCAATTATACAATAGACTTTCTAATTGCCCAGTACCTAGTACACCAGTTTATGGCAGAACACCAATATTCACTTGCAACAATAATGAATGTGGATGCAATGGTGGATATGCAACAAATATTATTTAATAGCATAAAGTCAATATGACAAACTCAATTATGAGAACTTGCTAAAAAGAGATAGGCATAGTTCTGTCTCTTTTAATTAAGAAAGGAGAGATATTATGATACAAACAATCCAAATCACGCCAGAAATATTAACAAGTAATACAGATAATATAAACTTTGACACAATAGATTTAAGAACTAATAGTGCTAATTGTTGTGGATGGCTTCAACATATGCCAGGTGGTAGTGATTTTACCATTATAGGCGGTGGAACATTTTTAGTAAGTTTTAATGCTAACGTAACAAGCGATACTGCTGGTTTAGTAGCACTAGCACTAAAAACTGCAACAGGAACAGATATTGAAGGAACTGAAATGGATGCAGAAGTAACGACACCAGGGAACTATATCAATGTTTCATTTACCAAAGTATTAAGAGTATGCCCTAGAGTAAATACAACAATAGCAGTAGGTTCGCTTCCTGCAACGATAACTGGAACGACTACTCTTACTAATACAGAAACAGAAATACCAGTTGTTAAAGATGCTAACTTATTTATAAGAAAGTTAAGTTAATGAATACGATAGATAATTTATCATTGATATTACAAGTGTTAAGTTTGCAAATATTATTTAAAGACTATAACAATGTAGATTTAATGCAAGAATTACACTATCAAGATGAGAAATACCTAAAAACAATAATTAAGCAAAACGAAGAAATTATACAATTGCTTAAAGAAAGGAGTGATACCTAGTGCAAGAAAAAATAGTTGAAAAAGCAGAGCAAAGTATCAAAAAGATACTAGATGAAGGTATAACAACTAACAATTTAGACCATTTATATAAATTAGTAGATATATACAAAGATGCAAAGGAGGTAGAGTGTATGAACTATGGAGAATATGGTAGAAGACCTGGATATGATGCTTATGGTAGAGGGAGTTATGGAGAATATGGAAATTATGGTGAATATGGTAGACGTGGCAGAGATATGAGATATCGTGGCGATGAGTATTTAGATAGAATGGCAGGAGAATATGGTAGATATCAAGAAAGTCATGGAAGATATGGTGCTGGTAGTCAAGAAACGGATAGGTCATACCACTATATGGTAAAAGCACTTGAAGATTTTATTAAAGTGTTAGAAGAAGAAGCAGAAACTCCACAACAACAACAACAACTTAGAGAAGCATTACAGAACAGTATGAGATAATGTATAAATTTTATAATGCTAATGCCGTAAATAGATATACCGATGACTGTGTTATTAGGGCAATTTCTTGTGCGACAAATAAGTCGTGGGATGAAGTATATGATTATTTAAGTGACTTAGCACAATATGAAGGTACATTGTTAGACAAAAGAGATTTTGTTAGAAATTATTTAGATAGAACTTATAGAAGATTATATAGCTTAAAAGGAAGCGTAGGAGAAATATCCGGTATGTTTCCTAATAATACGCTTTTGATAACTATGCAGGGGCATATAGTATGTTCTAAAAATGGTATTATATATGACACGTTTGATTGCAGAAATAGAGAAATTGAAGATGTTTGGCTTGTCAAATAATAAATACTATTTCTATTTTTATTCAAGAAGAAAGACATTTTGTCTTTTTTCTTTTTATATGTTATAATAGAATTAGGTGTTAGTATGAAAGTAGCCATTGATAAAAAAAGTTTGAGTGTAGTTGATAACAAAAATGAATATATTTATTTGTTTGATAACGAGCCACTAGAAGAACTATTAAAATTGAATTTGCATTGCATACAATATAAAAAATGTGATTACGTTGATGTAAATCTAACAGAATATGACGTGCCTTGCATAAGAAAAGCAAATTGTAATGATGATTGGCAAACCATAGAAAAAAAAGACTATAAACTAGGAATAATAATACCTAACTATAATTATGAACACACAATAGAGAAATGTCTAACAAGTATATTAAGTCAAACATATGAAAACTATGAAATAATATTTGTTGATGATTGTTCAACTGATAATTCAGTAGAAATAGCAAAAAAATACTTAAAATCGCCACATAAAATAGTACAGCTAAAACAAAAAAGATTAAATGGCGGGGCAAGAAACGAAGCATATTTATATCTAAGTGATGATGTTGATTATGTTTATTATGTTGATAGTGATGATTGGTTACAAGATATATACGCGTTTGAAAAGATAAATAATAAATTACAGTTAAATGTAGATGTTTTATTTGTAGGAATGTCTTGTTGTAAGAATGGTAAAATATCAACTTGTTTTATACCACAATACAAAGACAAATACGAAGCAATAGAAGGGTGGAGTGGTAGTTGCGGTAAGGTAATAAAAAAAGAACTAGCAACAATGCAAGAGTGTTTATATAATGAAGGGACATTAAAAGAAGATAGAAACCAACATTGTAAAATTTGTATTTATATGAATACGTTTAGTTTATTACAAGAGCCGTTTTATGTATGGAATAGAGATAACAACAAATCTGTAACAACAGTTAGGGATGAGATACTATGGGGAACATCTACTATAAGGCATTATGCAGATACTAAACAGTTATATTTAAGCGTTAAAGGTCAAGATGAAAAAATAGATAGATATTTATTAAAAAGACTACGAATGTGTAAAGAAGAAGTTGAAAAGAATGGAGACAAGCAATGGTAATTAGGAGGGTAGTATGAAATACATAATTATGTGTGGTGGAGAATACAAACATTGGGAAACACCGAGGCAATTAAGTTTAATATGTGGCGAAGAATTAGTAGCAAGAACGATACGTTTATTAAGAGAAAACGGAATAGAAGATATAGCGATAAGTTCTAACAACCCTATATTTAAAAAATTTGGTGTGCCAGTATTAAAACACGATAATTTATATATAACAAAGAATTGGACGGTAGAACAAGGCGATTGGTACAATGCTTTTTACCCAACGAACGAACCAACTTGTTATTTATTTGGTGACGTATGTTTTAGTGAAGAAGCAATTAAAACTATTATAGAGGCAGAAACGGATGATATAGAATTTTTTGGTTCAAAGCCACCGTTTGCTAAAAATTATATAAAGACACATGAAGAACCGTTTGCATTAAAAGTTGTAAATACACAACATTTAAAAGATGCAATAAATAAAACAAGAGAGTTAGATAAGCAAGGGAAATTTTGGCGACAACCTATTATGTGGGAACTATGGACAGTAATTAAAGATGTACCATTGCAAACAAAATTAGATGAATACCCAGCAGAGTATGTTGTTATCAATGATTATACTTGTGATATAGATTGGAAAGAAGATGCAAGAAAATTAAATTGTATATTAGGAGGTACAAATATGGTAAGATGTAAAGTTATAAGTGATTTTAGTTTAAAAAGATTTGATGAATTAAAAAATATTGTAAGAAAGAACAAAGAGCAAAAAGGTTTTTTATTTAGAGATGATATGTTTGAGTGTGATGAAGAACTAGCAGATTACTTAACAGGTAATAATGCACATAAAAGAGCGTTTGTTAAAGTTATTGAAGTAATACCAAAAATAGAATTTCACGAAGAAAAGAAAATACCAAGAGTAGAACTAAAATTAGAAGATGTTAAAGAAGCTGTTAAAGATACTAAAAAAATAACTACTAAAAAGAAAAAGAATAAAAAATAATTGATTTATTTTAAGAAATATTATATAATATATATGTAAAAGGAGGAAATATAATGGCAAAAAATTACAAAGACTTTGATGACAGCGATGGAGTATGGAGAACAGTAGGTGGGCGTAGAATATTTATTAAAAACGGTCAAGATTTAGCAAGTGCTATGAAAGAAAGTGGCAAATTTAAAAGTGTTAAAGATAGAGAACACCAAAAAAAGAAAATTGAAAATGAAATTGAAAGACATTCTTACAGCGATAAAGAAAAAAAAGAAAAAGAAGAAGAATATGATGCTTATGACAAAATATCTCAAGAAGAAGCAACAAAAGAAAAATTTAGTGCTTTAGACAGATGGGCAGAGCAAGAAAAGAAGCAAAAAGAAGTAAGTGATAAATTAAATGAAAAAAATAGGCAACACGCACAAGATGATATCAAAGAATATTTAAATGGCAACAATAAAGATTGGGAAGAAGACGGAGACTTTATCAGAGACTTAGCAAATGAATATAACTTAGAATTAGATGATGCGAAAGCAATGTTTAATGTAATGAAAGTAGATAAAGATGCAAAATCTAAATATAGAGCACTAGAAAGTTTGGAACAAGACGTAGAATATGATAAAGCACACGGCATAGATACTGAAAGCAAAGATTACTTAGATAGTATATATGATAAAGCACATGAAAAACTAGATAAAGAATATAAAAATAGATATACTAAAGATAAAGTAATGTCTAGAGCTGAATATGAAAAAGAACTTGATAATGACCCTAACAAAGATGAATATGTTGATGCTAGTTATGAAAGTTATCTTAATGCAATGGAAGACGCAGGACACGATGTAAGTAAATTTAAAAAATTAAATGAACTTAATAGTAAATCATCTAATACTTTAGAAGAAGTAAAAGAAAGAATGACTATTGAAGACAAATTAAATGGAACAAATACTAACAATCAAGAACTATACAATAAGTATATGAAAGATGCTAATAATTATGATAAAATGAAAGCAGAGTATGACAAGCAAGAAGAAGCATATAAAAAAGAACATGATAAGTTATCAGATGAATGGCATAAATATAAGTATGGAACACCTGAATATGAAAATGCTTATAAAAAATTAACAGAGCATTCAAATCAACATTATAATAAGACAAAAGATATGCGTGATAAGTTATTTAAGCAAAAAGAAATAAAAGCATTAGAAGAGCAAGGAGAAAAAGTAGTATTTGATAGCAAAAGCAATTTATTATTTCATCCTAGTTATTATGACAAAAATGCAACAAGAAAAGTTGATTTTGGAATAGATGTAAATAGCCCGACAGCAATTAAAGATAAACAAATACTTGATAGTGTAACAGGACAATTAAGTGATGGAATTTGGGAAAACAGCCCAGGTCAAGATAAGTATTGGTCAAATATGAATTATGAACAACATAATAATAGAATAACATTTGCAACTAGTGAACGTGGTAAGTATGATGAGTATAGTCGTAGATATATTGCAAATCCATTTTCAAGCAAATCAGACCAAGAAGTAAAAGATTATGTTGCTAATAAAATTAAACAAATTGCAAAAATAGAAATGAAAGATGACCCTAGTGCAGGAACTTGGGATAGAAATAATACTGCTGTACTTAATTATTTAAGTAGAGAAGACAATATAACTGTTGCTGATGCTTATAACTTATACGATAGGTTAAAAGGAAGAACACCAAAAGTACAAAGTTCAATTAATGATGATATAAGAAGAAAAGCATATCAAAAATATCTTAAAGAACACCCAAATAGTAAAATGACATATAATAATTTTATAAAATAAAAGTGCTTAGTTGCACTTTTTTTTATTGTATGATATAATGTAACTAGGTTAGAAGCCTATATCAATTCACACGTCTTCGTGGGACGAAAAACTAACGATAGGAGGAGATATAAATGCGTGAATTTTTAAAAGGATTAGAATTAGACCAAGAAACTATTGATACCATAATGGCTGAATATGGTAAAAATGTAACTGTATTTAAAGAAAAACTTGATGAATATAAAGAGCAAGTTTCTAACTATGAAAATCAAGTAAAGGAGTTAAATAGTCAAATTGAAGATAATTCAAAGTCTTTAGAAAATTTGCAGACAATAACGAACGAAAATAAAGACCTAAAAACTCAGTTGCAAATGAGTGACAGTAATGTCAAAAAGGAATTTATGAAATTTGTTACAAGCGAAATTAGTTCAAGAGTAAACGATGATACTGATTTTGCTACTGCACTTAACGACTACAAAAAAGAAAACCCACAATACTTTGGCGACACAGTAGTTAAAAAAGTGCAAACGTCACCCAGTTTAAATGCTGGTGGCACATTACCACAAAGTACGAATGAAATTATGAATGACATACTACGTGGTGCATTAAACGAATAAAAGAAGGAGAGATTATTTAAAATGGCAGGAATTACAAGAACAGATGTAGATGCTCTAATTGAAACTCAAGTTGCTAACGAGATATTTGAAGGTACAATTAGACAATCAAAAGCATTAAGTATGTTTAAAAGATTACCTAATGCAACATCAGACAAAACAAAATTAAGAGTATTAGATAGTTTACCAGTTGCATATTTCGTAGACGAAACATCTAATAATGGTAGAAAAAACATTACAAAATTAGCATGGGACAAGAAGTATATCAATATTGCTGAATTAGCAGTAATAGTTCCAATTAAAGAAAACTTATTAAATGATAGTTCAATTGATATTTGGGCTACAGTTAGACCAAGAGTAGAAGAAGCGTTTGCAAAAAAAATTGACAATGCTATGTTCTTTGGTGTAGACAAACCAACTGATTGGAGAGCAGGACTTGTTCCTAGTATTTCAACAGTAGGTGCAGAAGTAACTGAAACATCAAATGGTTTATACAGTGATATAAACGATGCAATGGTTAAAGTAGAAGAAAGCGGATATAACGTAAATGGTATTTTAGGAGGAACAGGACTAAAAGGAAAGTTCCGTATGATGTTAGACACTACTGGTCAACCATTAAATACAACAGAAATTGGCTCTATTCGTAGAGAATTTATGGACAACGGAGTTTGGGATAAAACTAAATCAACATTAGTAGTTGGAGACTTTTCTCAAGCTGTATACGCTATAAGACAAGATATTACTTACAAAGTATTAACTGAAGCAGTTATTCAAGACCCTAGTGATGGTTCAATTCTTTACAACTTAGCACAAGACGATATGGTAGCCCTTCGTGTTGTTATGAGACTAGGTTGGGAAATTCCTAACCCTGTAAACGCTGAAAATGAAACTGAAACAAGATTTCCGTTTGCAAGTCTTAAGCCTGAAGGAACAACACCAAGTCTATAGTATATAAAAGGAGGTTATTATGGAATTTAAAGAACAATACCTAACTTATGCAGAATATAGGTCTTTAGGTGGTACTTTAGACATAACTCCTTTTAATTTATTAGAATTTGAAGCAAGAAGAAAAATTGACATAGAAACACAGTCAAGATTAAAAGGTGCAAATAGTCAAGATGTACCACAAGAAGTTAAGTTATGTGTATTCAACTTAATAAATGCAATAGACCATTATACTGAAAGTATAGAAAGTGCAACACAAAATGGAAATATTGCAAGTGAAAGTACAGATGGCTATTCTGTATCGTATGTAAAGTCTTCGTCTATAAAAGATATAATTAATTCTAAAAGCGTAGAATTAGATGATATAATAAGAACATATTTATTAAATGTTATCTATAATAAAGAACATCTTATGTACTTAGGAACAACGTCAGGAGAAAGTGAATGCTTGTCAACGGTGGAGTAACAATATATCATAAAGGCTTAGACGAAGAAACAACGTTTGAAACATGGACAAGATATAATTATAGTAATGCGTGGTTTTTTGGTGGAAAAGGGGCTGGTATAAATAAAGGTTACCAAGACGCTAATGACGTAGAGGTGCGAATACCGTATAGCCAAAATGAAGGGCCGGATATAAAAGATTTTGCAATTGGTGACATTATTGTTAAAGGTATACTTACTACCGATATAGAAACACAAAGAGACTTAAAAGATTATCAAACGTACAACATAACAAGTATAAACAATAACATATTTGGCAATAACCCACATATTCACATTGGAGGCAAATAACGTGCCTATATTCATGAAACCAACAAGTATAATAATTGCAGACTTAGGGCTTCAAGATAGTGGACCTGTTCATGCAACGTTCACAAATAGTTGTAGAAACCATATGGATAAGTATGTGCCATACAGTGGAGATACAGGGCGAATTCATTTAAGAGAAAATGTTGCAATGACAAAAAGCACAATTACATATAAAATGCCATATGCTCATGCACAGTATGTAGGTTATACAAAAGGACCTGTAAACAATTATACGACACCTGGCACAGGACCATATTGGGACAAACTAATGTGGAGTGCTGAAAAAAATGAAGTAATAGAAGAAGTACGCAATTATTTCAAAAGACGTGGAGGTAGATAATGGACTATGTTAATAAAAGAATAACTCAATTAAGAAGTTATTTAAAAGAAGTTATTGACGAATTAATGGCAGATACAAAATATCAAATTAATGCAAATATGTTAAGCAATGATGCAATTAACTATTCGTTAGATAAAATACCAACTGCTAGTACAGTAGAAAAATGGGTATTAGGAATAGAAATACACCGAGACGTATTCTCATTTAGAGGTAGGTTTGCGTACTCACAAGATGCAAAAGTAAATCTAGCAAATATAGGTTTCTTTGAAGATTTTGAAGAAATAATAAATTCTAATAATAAAAAGGGCATTTTGCCTGAAATTGATGGAATAGAAAGTATAGAATGTTTAAATGCTGGCACTGTAACAAGCGTAACAAGTGATACGGCAGAATTTGATATTCAAATACAAATAAAATATAGAACTAATCATAATAAAGATATAGTAAGTTTATAAAGGAGGTTATAAAATGGCTGTTAAAATACCTGATATAACAAAAATGGATAGAGATGAGTTTTTAACATACTTAGACATAACACCAAATGCACAGACACATGATTTTAAAGTTCTTGGTATTGGTGTAACAGACTATGGTGTATCATACAACCCACAAGTAGACCAAGAAAAGTGGATTATAGAAAAAAATGCTAGAAACATACATCGTTCTAACCAAAAACAAGGCAGTGTATCACAAACTATTTATAAGGGAGACCCTTGTTTTGATTTTGTTAAAGATGCAAGAGACACAACAAATTACAAGACTAATATATTAGATATAGATGTATTTGATGGCACTGCTAATACATATCCAGCAACATTAAGTGAAGGTTTAATAACAATTACACAGTTTATGAACGAAGATGCAGTTATTGAATATGATTTATATTATAATGGTGATAGCGTTAAAGGAACTGTAACGTTTGACAGTGACGGAGTACCAACGTTTGTAGAAAATGCTAGTTTATAAGAATAAATAAAGGGCGAGGCAACAAGATTTGCCCGTCCTTATTTTTTTAGAAAGGAGAAATAATAACTATGACAGAAAAGGAACAATATATAACATTAGGAAAGTCAAATATTTTAAGATTAAGAATAAAAACTAACGAAGGTGTTGATACCGGCGAGTATTTAGAGTTTAATCTTGAAGATATTGAGTTGCCTTTAAAGTATCAGGAGTTATTAAATAGAGATAAAAAAAATAGAGAATGGTTAAAAAAGCAAATGATAATAATAGATAAAAGGGAAGATGTTAAAGGAAACCAATTGTTAAGTAAAAACGAAAAAGACAAGATAAAAGCGGTACAAAGTTTTTTAAAAGAAGAAGTAGATATTTATAATATGTTTTTAGGTGAAAACGGCGTACAAAAATTACTTAATGGTAGTGAATTAACGTGGACATCTTTAATTGAAATAAACGATATCATAGAAAAGCAAATAGCACCATATCTTGATATAAGTATGAAGAACATAACAGAAAAGATAAAAGAAAAATATGGTCAAGCAGAAAATAAAGAAGTGTTGAAATAATGTATCCTGAATATGTAGAAGTAAAAGGAAAGAAATATAAAATAAATACTGACTTTAGAGTTGCTATTGAATGTAACAGAATTGCTGAGGATGATAGTATAGGCGATTTTGAACGCGTTTTAGCGGTGTTATACACACTTTTTGGCGAAGATGGTATAAATATACCTGACCACTATGAAGAGTTGCTTAAAATGGCTAAAAAGTACCTTTTATGCGGTAAAGAAGTTGAAGAAGAAAGTAATGAAAAGCCCGATATGGACTTTATTGAAGATTATTCTTATATAACGACATCGTTTTTAAGTGATTATCATATAGACTTAGACAGTTGTAAAATGCACTGGTGGAAGTTTATGGACTTAATGAACGGGTTATCTAATAGTGAGTTAGGAGATTGTTGTATATTAAATAGAATAAGGAATTTACGCAATTTTGATACAAAAAGTATAAAAGATAAAAAAGAACGACAAAAAATAGAAAAAGCAAAACAACAAATAGCACTAAAAAAGAAGCCAAAAAAGCCTACTGCTCAGCAACAACAAAGAGCAAAAGAACTGTTTGACAAATTAGGAATAGGAAGGAAGTGATGTTATGGAACCACAAGGTTGGATTGTACTTGGAACAAAAATAGACAATAAGCAATTAACTAGAGACTTAAAAAAGCAACGCCAAATGTTAGAAAAGCACGAAGAAGAAGCAAAAAATTTGATGGAATTAAAAGCCCAGTATGAAGCAAATGTAAAACCACTTGAAGAAGAGCGCGAACAAATAGAAAAAACAAAAAAAGAATATGAAGCACTAAAAGAAAAAATAAAAGAAGTAGAATCCGAAAGAGAAAAGATTAAGCAACTGCCAACTGAAAGTCAAAGAATAGAAGCATATAAAGAAAACACTCCAAGATATTTTGAACTTTTAAAACAAAGAAGTGCAATGTACGGAGACGTAATGAGAAGTGCTTTTCGTGAAGAAGATATTACTAAAGAAATTGAAGAGCAATACAAGTTAATAGACGGTGTAAATACTCAACTAAAAACTAATTTAGAAACTCAACATCAAATAGCCGGTACTATTGATGAAATTAATACAAAAGCAAAACTAAACGAAATAAATTCAGGTATAAGTGAGATAAGTAAAGGATTAACAAAGACAATTAAAAAAGTTGGTAGGTGGGCTTTAGCAATATTTGGTATTCGTGGGGCTTATATGGCAGTAAGAAACGCAATTAACGTAATAAGTCAAGGCGATGAAAAATTAAAAGCAGATATAACTTATATGAAAAATGTATTTGCTTATGCGTTAGAGCCGGTAGTAAGAAAGATAGTAGAATTAGCAAAACAATTGTTATATTATGTTGGTTATATCATAAAAATGTGGACAGGATATGATATATTTGCGATTGCTAACAAAAACATGAAAAAAGCAACAGGAAGTGCAAAAGAACTAAAAAAACAACTTGCCGGTTTTGATGAAATGAACGTATTAAGTGATAACAGTGGTGGTGGAAGTGGTGTTACATCTAATATGAGTTTGGCAGATTTTGAAGCACCTAAGTGGCTAAAATTAATAGGTAAGTATGGTAAGATATTATTACCTATATTGACGGGCATTTTTGGTAAATTATTCAATATTAGAAAATTAGGAATTTTGCTAGCACTATACGGTATATATGAAACAATAAAAAATATTATTGATTTTGCACACGACCCTAACTTTACTAGTTTTGTAGGTATACTAGAAGGAATTGCAACTACTGTTATAGGTATAGGTGTTGCAATAGGCTCATGGCCTGCTGTAATTGCTGGTGTAATTGCTTATGTCATTATACAGTTAGTTAAACATTTTGATGAAATAAAAGGGAAGTTTACAGATTTAAGAATTTGGTTAAAAGAACATGTATTAGGCTGGCTAGAAGAACATTTTGGTAAATTTGGGCTAGTTATATATTCAGGAATACTTAGAATTGTAACCGATATTGAAACTTTATTTGACGGAATTTTTGGTGGCATAAAGCAAATAATAGAAGGTATTGTAAAAATATTTAAAGGTGACTTAATTGGTGGCTTAACGGATATACTAAAAGGGTTATATTCAATCATAATAGCACCGTTTAAAGCATGGTATAATGAAATTGTAGGTTTTATTCGTAGTTTGTTAGAATTATTTGGCATACTTAAAGAAAAACAAAAATCTGTTGGCGGTGGAGGTGCCGGTTCGTTTAGTGGTGGAGGCTCTGGAGGTGGGCGTGCTAAAGGTGGAATATTCTACCCTAGCAAGTTGCCAAAATTAGCCGTAGGTGGAATAATAAATCAACCTGGGCGAGGAGTACCATATCACGGGGCAATAATCGGTGAACGTGGTGCCGAAGCAGTTGTACCATTAACTGATAGTCAACAAATGGCATTACTTGGTGAAGTAATAGGTAGATATGTTAATATAAATGCAACTGTACCTGTTTATGTAGGTAACAGATTAGTTGCAAGAGAACTAAAAAGGATAAATGCAGAAGATGATTTTGCGTATAATAGGTAGGTGATAAAAATTGTTTATTGATAAAGATAGTATTCAAGTTAAAATAAGTGGTATGGCTAATTATTTATCATTAGGGCAGTATTTAGTACAAGCACAATATGGCTATAACAAATTATGGTCAAGCGATAGTGGTAGAAACTTAGCAGGCACACAGAGTGGTACATTGGTAGGAATATTTCCTAAAATAATAGTACAATTTAGAGCATTAAATAAAGATGAATTAGAACTAATTGCACCTATACTAGATGCGTCAAGACAAAGTGTTAAGTATTATGACCCTAAAAATAAAGCAATTACGACAATGGATACATATACCGGTGATTATCAATTTGTAAATAAAGATATTGTAAGTAATATTGTACCAAACGAAGGTTTTAACTGCTCATTTATAGCAGTAAGAAAGAGGGTATAATATGAAGACACATACAAACGAATTTAAGAATAAAATAAAAGAGTTTGGTAGAGAATTAGATAGCAAGATAACATATACAGTAGGTGGTGTAACAACAGAGTTAGGTAACGAAGAACTTAACTCTGTAACACCACACTATGAAGGTTCTATATTAAAATCTGTAATGAAGCAACTAGACATAGACAGTAATGTTGAAATACCAGTAGGGACGGCATTAAATTACAAGTTTGGTATTAAAACAAGAAATGCCGTTGTATTAGATTATAGAGACAATTATGATTACGTTGATTATGGCAATTACATCGTCAAAGATGTAGAAAAACAAGAAGATACAAGAAGTTATAAAATCACTTGCTATGACAAGATGCTAAACTCAATGAAAAGTTATGAAAAGCCAAAACAATTAACAACAGATGCAACGTTTTTAGCAGATAAAGAATATTATGAAAAAGTAAATGGTGATTATAACTTATACACAGGAAGCACAAGTGGAAACCCAAGTACACTGGGCTTATATGAAATAGTTGCTATATCATACCCAATTACAATAAGAGATTACATCATACTACTATGTAACCATTTAGATATAACGTTTAAGAACGCAACTGATACGTTTGCTAACTATAATAAAACAATACCTAACGAACTATATTTAGACGAGAACGGCAACACATTAAATTACACATTTAGAGATGTATTTGATGAATTAGCAGAAGTAACGGCAAGCACAATTTGTATAGATGAAAATGACAAACTAGAGATAAGATACATTACAGATGCACGTGGTGGTGTAAACTTACTAAACAATGTAGCAGTAGGGAAAACACAAAATGATGTAACATTCACAATAAACGCTGATAAATCTGTAACAATTAAATCAACAACAGGAGCAACAGCAAATACGTTCTTACGACTAGAAGAAAACTTTACATTACCAGTAGGTAGATATTATTTAAAAGGTGGCTATGCTTCTTCTTCAACGTATTTAGCAATTCAAGTAAGGCATAGCGACAACACATATACTTCTACTAGTGTTGGCTCTATTGGATATCATTCGTTTGATATTGTTGAAGGAGATTACATTCCTTTCGTACAAATAAGAGTAGGTAGTGGTTGGACAGGAGAATATACATTCTACCCAGCAATAGTATTAGATAGTAGCACACCATACGAAGAATATATAGATACAATAGATGAAGAATATTTAAAAGATGTAAATGTCAATTTTGGTGAAAAGTTTGGGCCAGTAAATACAATAGTATTAAGTAGAGGTGGAGATGGAGACAAGATAACATTATCACAGCCATCTAACTTAGCAGATGAAGATAAAATAGCAATACAAATAACAGACAATCAAATAATGAATGGCAACGATAGAGATACATTTATGAGCGATATATTAAATAAATTATATGGACTAGAGTATTATATAAATGACTATTCAAGCACAGGAATTTGCTATTTAGATTTGTGTGACAGATACAAAATTAAAATAGGTGGTGTCTCTTATAATTGCATAATGTTTAATGATGAAGTAAATATTACACAAGGGTTACAAGAACAAGTTTATACTAATATGCAAGAACAAAACGAACAAGAATACAAGTATATGAGTAGCACAGACAGAGGCATAACACAAGCAAATATAATAGCTAAAAAGAATGAGGGCGAAATATTAGAAATAACACAAGGAATAATCGGTGGTGAAAATGGGCTAGAGCAAAGACTTAGCACGGTAGAAGTAAAACAAACAACTGATGAAAGAACAATAAGCATAATATCAACAAACATAGATGATGAAACAGGAGAAGTAAATGCAGTAACAACTAGAGAAAAGAAATTTACTTTTAATGATGAAGGGTTAAATATATCGTCTAGTGATAATACATTTAAGTCCACAATAGATGAAGAAGGGCTATTTTTCTATAATGGAGAAACGAAGATAGCAGAATATACAAAAGATGGTTCTAAACAAAAAGATTTACAATTATTTGGTGTATATTACTATGGTATGGATGACGAAGATGATACGCCAATGTTTGTAGCACAATTATATACTGATAATAATGGAGAAAGTGCGTTTGGGCATTTTTATAACCGAGGTGATTAATTATGGCAGTAATACAAACAA